ATAGAAAGAAGAAGACGTAAAGTAGCTATGCAAAAAGAGCAAAAGCAAGATGTGACTTTTGCCGAATTAGCTGAAGAATTTAAGCAAATTAAAATGAAGGAATGGAAAACAGTAAAGCAAGCGACTCGGTTACAGCAATATCTAGATGACTATGTAAATCCTGTTATTGGGCACCTAGCCATAAAAGATATAGATAGAAGTCATCTAGTAGAAATGTTGAAACCAATATATCACCGAATTAATCCAACCGCTTTGAGGATAATTAATTACGTTGAAGAAATTATACAGCTTGGGATTATTCGGCAGTTACGAAATGAGGACAATCCTGCGCGGTGGAATAAAAACCTAGCTTTAGCTTTTCCGAAATCTACTAAGGTCCACAAGGTGAAACATCAACGGTCTGTTGATTGGCGATTAATGCCAGAGTTTATGCCAAAGCTTTTGGCAATGGCTAAAACAAGACCAGAGGCAGCTTGTCTCGCATTCCAAATATTGACGGTAGGAAGACCAGGAGAGACTAGATTAGCTAATTGGAATGAAATAGATTTATCACAGAAAGTTTGGTTTGTACCAACTGCAGATGAAGAACTACGCAAAAGTGATAGAGAATGGATGATTCCGTTATGTAGTGAAGCGATTAAGATTTTAAAGAATCAAGAACCGGAAAAGAAAGGGTTAGTGTTTCACAATAACAAGAATCAAATTCCTGACAATTATATTTCCTGTATACCTGATGCCCTTGGTTATGATGGCGTTGCTCATGGTTTTAGATCTACTTTTGAAACCTGGGAGATGGAGTTAACAGACAGGCAGTGGTCACCAGACGCAGTGCGATTAGCAATGAAACATGTAGATAAAGATTCTACCAGAGCAGCTTATGCAAGGGGCCAGTGTTACCCAGAGCGGATCCGTTTGATAACAGCCTGGGAAACATGGTTATTTAAGGGCGAGTCTCACGACAACATTATTCCAATAAGAAGAAACGCTGGTTAAACTGCCAGCGTTTCTTTAGTTTGTGAAGAAGGGAGATTAGCTATATAGTTTTTAACATCTTTGTTAGGCCAGCGTGTTGTATTTTTGCCTATCTTTATTGGTTTAGGAAAATTATGGTCGGGATCTTTAGACCACGCCCATATCGTTTTTCTAGTTGTAGAAAAATATCTAGCTAAAACTTTATCTGAGCTGTAACCGTAACCATTTATCAAGTCTGCAATTTGTTCATTGTATTCATTCATTATGCACCTACGTCTAATCTAAATTGCTTGTTAACAGGTACTTTATAAAAATAGAACTCCTCAAGCTGTCTAGTATAATCCTGCATACATTTCTTTGCTTCTAACTTCTTTTTCGCTGATTTTAATTTTCGTAACATTCTTCCCTGTGAATATTTGTCGTTATTAAAAGCTTTCATCAAAGCAATAATTGAGCTCCTTTTTTTTGCGTGAACGATATCATCCTCTTCAAAATACTCTAATATTTCGTTTATCTGTTGTGCATAGACACCAGCTTGTTTAATCTCTACCTGACTTAAAACAAACTTACCTTTTCTAAATTCCTGTCTGGTACCTTCTCTATCTGGCCCTTTAAGTAATACCCAGTTTGGCTCGTGACCAAACTTGTGTGTTTTCAAAAAAGCTTTGTAAGCAACATAATTTGGGTTACCTTGATCGATGTAACTTTCCATAATGTCTTCAACAGACCATTTCTTATTATTGCTGTTAAGCCTCTGTACATCTTCTAAATTTAATCCTGCGATTTCAACGTAATGAAATGGTATACCCAGTTCTTTGCAAGCCTCCATTCTGTGCTGTCCGTCAACAATGTAGTGCTTATCATTTACGATAATTGGTACGGGAATGTACTTCTCAGTCATAGACTCTACTAATTTTTTCACATGCGAATCTCTGATAGAACGATTACCGTTTAAAATTTTGAACTTGTTGTATTCTTTGCTTTCAATTATTTTCATTGTCGTTATCCTTCTTCTTTTTTTTCATATTGGTATTGCATCGTGTACCAGTAATTGTTTTTTTTAGTTGGCTTGATTAATAAAACACATGAATGTAAACGATATCCATCATGTTTCATGTCGGCTTCATGCTCTGCAAATATATTTCTTTCCATTTTAATTCTTTGCAGTTCACTTGGCGCATCTATGATTTCGCTCAAGCAGTCGGAATAGTCGTATTGTATGTAATCGTATTTGATCATTCGCAGTAACTCCTAAAGCATCCCACGTTGGGACACCCTGTTATCAATTCGGTATAGGCTTTTTCATACATGACAAAATCAAACCCACAGTGTGGGCAGATACAGTCCAATGGCATGAATGTTATCCAGGGAGAGAGTTCTTTCTGTTTTGCCAGAATGTCATCTCTGCGCTGACGATCAGTCAGAGTAGGCCGTGGATGGAGAGTTTCGGTCGCCACCTACATTCTCCTTGATCTTAGACACTGACCGGAGAGGTCAGCGAGGTATCTGGGAAGCCACGGCACTCCCAAGATTCTAGAATGGCGGTTCAGCATCTTGATTATCTCTTTTACCGCCAATAAAAGTAAATGAGTCTAAATTAACCTCACTCGTGTAAACCTTTTGTCCATCCTTTTCATAAGATCCGTTGCGGATCTCGCCCTCAATGGCTAACTGATCTCCCTTCTTTACATACTGCTGCAAGGTTTCACCGCGCTTCCCCCAGGCTACAATGTTGTGCCATTGGGTTGGTGCGTCTTTTCCTCTCTGGGTTGCCAAAGAGAACTTAGTTACTGTGGTGTCTTTTGCCTCTGATGTCTCTGGATCCTTGCCCAGGCGACCTACCAGCATAACTCTATTCATTTCTTGCTCCTCAGTTTTTTTATGTAATCTTTGATCTCTGCGTCCAACTTCTTTACTTCCGATTCCTTCGTGTCCAATTCGGCCTTAGTAGGCCGATATGGCACGATGGCAATCCGTTGTTCAGGTTCAGTCATATCTGGGAAATAGCTGACGAAATGAACCGTGTGATAGCCCTCAGACCTGAATACACACAGTTGCGCTTGCATCTGAATGAGGTATCGCTTTTCCTCAATCTCACCTTCAAGGACTGCCATGTGGCGCTCAATGGTGGTAGGGCATTTGACTTCTATCAAAGCAGACCTATCTTCATAGATGCCATCGGGGCTTGCCCCAAAATAAGTTATCTTTGGATGTTTGGTGAAAGGCATGTCAATGACATCAATAGATTTGATTGTCTCTAGGATATGCAAAGCTTCGGCCTCTAGCTTTTTACCTCGCTCCATCTGCCATGTTTCAAACTGCGGATTTGCCTTGCCGTTCATCCGCTCTGCAGCCTTTTTTCTGATATAAGTTTTGCGACCCTTGGGACCAGAGATGCCATCAACGAGATCGCTTGCTGTTATGCAGCCGATGCGATCTGGATCGTTCGCTGGATCCTGCAGCTCATTTTTCTCGCGCATCGAATGCCTCCAACCACTTGGGCATTGACGATTTCTCTATTGCAAATACATATTGAGAAGGAGCCGTTTTCTTATAATCAGCCCAAATCTTTTCGAGAAAGGTGTCTTTTGACATAGTCTTCGCGGCAGCATCTAGTTTGCCCCAGGCTATCCGCTGTTCTTCTTTTTCAGCGTTCTCGTCCTCAGTAGGCTCTGGGGTTTCAACAACCTTCAATTCAGGCTTTGCCTCTGGCTCTGGTTCTGACTTGGTATATGTCTTAACTGTCTCTTGAAGGGCAAAGTAGATCTCGTCAGCAGAAGCATATTCGGTGCCGCCAGCAAGCCCTATACAGGAAAGGGCGCGTCCGATGGCGCTTGTCTCGCAGAGTTCCATGAAGCTTTTAGCATGTAGCTTTGAATGCTTGATGTGATCGTTGGCTATACCTGATCCTCTTAGCCGACCACTTTCATCATAGATGCTGGCTTTAATGACACAAGATTCATCTGGTGAATGATGAATGATTTCTGTATCAATACCCCAATCCTTCGTAATTTCGTTAGTCCTGAACTCTTCGATACGAGCCACGACCATTTTGTACTCTTTACCGCCCGATACCTTTACGACCCCAGGTTTTTTCTTTGTTGCCATAAAATTCACCTCATGATTTTTCTAACAGATACTATGTGTATCTGGTTTACCTTAAAAGTCTACTCAAACAACTAATAGTCATATGCAATGCCAAATTTTTTTAAAGGACGATGTCTACCTGGATCACCCTTCCGACCACATGATCTTTATCTGTGATTTTAAATACACGATCTGGGTAGTCTGGATTAGTGAACTCGCAGTAATTGTTACCTTTCCAGTTTGCGACATCCCAGCTTTTGCCTCTTAACAAAAGCACAGGTTTTCCTATCTCAGGAGACTCATCTACGTCCACATAGAGCCATGAACCGTCTGGTATCATGGTCATAGCCTCACCTTGCTGTTGCAGGGCATAGGTCGAGTCTGAGTGGTTCTGAGGACAATGTCTGAACTCCGTTATTTTAGGGGCCTTGCCTTTGCTAATCTTTGCTATCAAATCTACCACTTTGTCACCTGCTAATACTTTAACCTGCCTAAAGGCCACTTTAGAGGAAACTGGTAGATTTGCTGCTGCCGCTTCTATCTTTGCGGCTACTAAAGGAGATATCTCATCAATCCTTACTTCTAGTATTTCTGCTAACTCTGGTACTCGATCATCAGGGATTACGCTCTCGGCTGTTGTCCCAGGTTTAGGTTTCATCCATTTGCTTATAGCCGTTTGACTTACCTGTGGCGTTAAAGCATTCGCTAGATCAATTTGATCAAAAACCTCTCCCCTGGCATCAGCTTCAAGCTGCCGCTGTTTAAAAATCTTACTGAGTCGTTTAAAATCTTCCATCCTCAGATTATAACCATGTGTTATATGAAATAACAAATGGTTTTCAAATCGGACAACTAGTGTGTCAAAAAATTGACTGCCTTGAAACCTAATGAAAATGTGTTTTATTTAAAAATTAACGAAAAACACACAGTGAGTCTGTGTTTTTTTAATTTAGCTTCATGCTAAGATATAAACCAAAGGAATATAGAAAGGTCAAAGGATTGAAGAAAAGGAAGACGCGAGTGAAGACTAAGAACTTAAAAAAAGACGTTGTTAAAATATTGAAAGCAGAAAAGATGTCGTTATCACAAGCCAGCAAAAATATCGGGTGGTCTGCTAATCGTTTAGGCCAAATTTTAAATCAGGGAGATGTCTCTGCTGACAATCTGGTAAAGATCTGTGATCGATTCAGGCTTGATATCTATAATTATGCGGATGTTGATGCTTTTCCGTATTTTTGGCGTGTGAAACATTTATTATCCGATTGCGCGATACCTTATTTTAAAACAATAAATATTACAGCGGGTAATGTTTTAGAAATTTACGGCGATGAACCCATTAAGTTTTCAGCTTGGGGTGAAGATTATAACTTTCCTGCGGGTTGCTCTCTCATTGTCACAAAGATGTTAGAGCAAGAATTTATGGCAGTAAGGCTTTATGTCATTGCGGATAAAGACGGCGATGGGTTTAAAATTGTTGTAGGTGACAAAATTAAGGGCCGTCCAAAGTACGCTTATAATCTAATCAGTGTGGCTGTTGCCCAGGGACCGCGCAGTGTCTAAATGTACATTAAGTAAAAAGAATAAAGCGCACCGACTTAAAGCGGTTGCCATCGTTAAAGGTCGCATTAAAAAATTTAGGAAAGAGCTAGGTTATTCGCAGGATGATATGGCTGATGCTCTCGGGGTACATAAAAATACCTATCAAGGTTACGAGAATCCTAACGATCCAGTGCAGTTCAGCGTCTTGAGATTTCATGAAATATGCGAGTGTTTGCAGTGTGTCCCTGGCAGTCTATATCCGGAAGGAGATACAACGAAAGAAGCGGTAAAGGAAGCGCTTGCGGCGTTGAGATGGGTGGATGAAGGAAAAGGTCACGCTGCTAAGATGAGGGCAAGACTTAAAAAGTATTCTTAACATTTTTTTTGGGAAACGACATGACCATTAGTCATATAGAAAAACTTACCGAGTCAGATGATGGGCCTCCAAAGGGAGATCATTTGACTATTCAAAAATGGATGTCCCTTTACAACCTGCAACAAGATGAGGTTGCAGACACCTTTGGCTTAACTCAGCCAGCTATTCATAAGATGCTGGAAAGTGAAAGATTGGGAAAAAGGACATTCTATCTCATTGAAGAGCCTGAAGATTTTTGGAATCTGATAGAGGTTAAAAAGGCTCATAGTGGAAAATTTCCCTGGCTTTAACAAATTACAAGGAGTTCGCAAGCTAGGGGAAAACCAGTGGGCTTGTCAGTGTCCAGCTCATGAAGATTCTGATCCAAGCTTTTACATAAAGAGGGCAGAGGATCGATGGCTAGTTCACTGCCATGCAGGATGCACGATTGATGAGATCTGTTTAGCCCTTGGGGTAAATCAGAGTGAATTATGGTTTGACGGCAGTAGGAGGCCGTCAAAACCGAAAGACAACATCGATTGGGAATTAGAAAACACCATTATTTTTATACAGGAGCACAGCATTGAGCCAGGAACAGAAGCAGATTGGGAAAGATACCTCCAAGCAAAGCTTCTTGTTGAACGAGCCAGGGTACGTGAGCCTACACAGACAAATAAGAAGCCATTGGGTTTATCAAGACGCAAGTTACCTGAAACTTTGGATTGAATTTCTATTATTAGCTGCATACCACAACCATGAAGTTGTGTTGAATGGAAAAGTTGTCAGTTTAAGGAAGGGTCAATTTATTTTTGGAAGAGATAGTTTTGCGAAACGGCTAAATCTGACCAGCTCAAAAGTAAGAAAATTTGTAAAAGAGGCTGAAACGCACCGGATGATTAGCCGAGTCAGATGTTCAAAATATTCAATAATATCAATAGTTAATTATGAAAAATTTCAAAAGTCGCCAGCAAAACGACCAACAGAGCGCCAGCAGAGCACCAGCAGAGCACCACATACAAATAAGGTAAATAAAGTAAATAAGGTAAATAAAACAGGATACATGAAATACGATGAAGGTTATGGCATATGAGTTTTGAAAAAGTTGATGTCACTGAATTTACCAATGCCGAGCTGCAAGAGGCCATGTCCGTGGCCTCATCGCAGCGGATAAGTTCCTTTGAGGATATCGGTGAACGAGTTCATCACAGAATAGAAAATCCAAGGAGCACATCAGGATTTATGTTGCCCTGGAGTAAATGTGCGGATCTAGTAAGAATAAGGAAGAAAGAACTCAGCCTCGTTGCTGGATTAGCAGGACATCGAAAAACGACTTTAGTATCTCAACTCCTACTCTATCTGTCGCAACAAACCAAAGTCGGGTTAGCAAGTTTTGAGATGGACCTTGAGGATGTAGCCGAGATTATGATCTGGCAAGCAGCAGCATCAGGATCCGCACCGTCAAAGCAATTTGTAAATCACTTCTTGGAGTACACCAAGGGCAAAATCTACGGTTTTGATTACCGTGGCACTGTGGCACCACTGATGGCCTTGGGCATCATTCGCGCAATGGCAGAGAAGGGGTGTGAAGTTATTTGTCTTGATTCCTTGATGATGTGTGGAATCAATAATGATTTAGATGCAGAGCGAGAGTTTGTCTCTGCTCTAACCGGCCTTGCTAGATCTCTTGATGTCCATGTGATGTTAGTTCATCACGCTCTAGAAAAGAAAAATGATGGTGAAGCTCAGATTCCTCAACGGCAAACGATTAGAGGCAATGGAGCTATTGTAGATCTATGCTCCACTGTTTTTCTTGTTTGGTTGAACAAGAAAAAAATGGAGATTATGCAAAAGCAAGATAACTACCCTGAACCCTTGGATGAAAAGGAAGCTGAGTATCTAGAAACTCACTGCTGTCAAAAATTGATTGTAGCTAAACAGCGGTATCACCCCTTTGAAGGCTCGATCAATCTTTGGTCGCATCCATCTAGACAAATGCTATCTCACAAGGGTGCTGAATCAGTGTGTTTGGATTTTAACAAATGACCGGACATCAATTTTGGATAGTTAAAAATGATAACTCGCTTGCTCATTGCAAGAAAAAGTTAGAGGAGTTGTACGCTGAGAATGGTTATGTCGAGGTGCAATGGACTACAGCTAAGACCAGAACGCAACGCCAGAATAGGGCGTTGCATGTATTCTGCAGACACGTTGCTGAAGAATTAAATGACAAAAATTTAGATTGCTCAATGGTTTTGAAAGATGGAGTTACTGCGATCAAGTGGACCGATCATTTGGTTAAAGAACATATATGGCGGGTAGTTCAGGAAACCCAGACAGATAAGAAATCGACCCGAGACTTAGATAGGGCAGAGGTAAGTTTAATTTACGACATTATCAACAGACATTTGGGGGAAAAATTCGGAGTTCACGTTCCGTTTCCAGAAAGATGAAATTAGTTATTGAGCTTAATGAGGCAGACGCAGAGCGATTTTTAGAGTTGCTGGAGAGACTTGAAAATACTTTGGAGGCGCTAGAAGATCATGCCCAGACGTTGCAAGATGTGCCGAGCGAAAGTGGGGAACGGCGGGATAATGAGTAACTTGGTTGCTCTGTGTTCCTGGGATTGCTTTAAAAAATATCAGAAATCGCATTATGCAAAACAAGTTCACGATAAAGTGATGCGAAAGGATAGGGCAGACCGTAAGGAACGCCTTAAAACTTATAACGATTATTTAAAGGAAGCTCAAAAAGAATTTAATCACTACATCCGAGTTAGAGATAAATATAAGCCGTGTATTAGCAGTGGTGTTACTCAAAATACAGCAAGACCTGGAGGTGCTTTTGATGCTGGTCACTACCGGAGTAGGGGAGGTAGTCCACAGCACCGTTTTAACGTATTCAACTGCGCGGGCCAATCTAAACGCGACAATCGTTGGCTATCAGGAAATGTAGCAAACATGCGGATCGGCTTGATTAAACGGTTTGGAGTAGAGCGGATTGAGGCGCTTG